GAAATCGAATCCGAAATGGGACTCGATGAAGGCGCATTAGACGGATTCAAACAAAAGCAACTAGACATCCAGGAGGACCAAAATGAAAACATGGTATCAGATTCAAGCGAAGAAGGATAAGCCTAAAGCGGCTGAAATCAGCATCCACGATGAGATCGGGATGTGGGGCGTTTCGGCATCTGCATTCATGCGCGACCTTCGCGGCATGGGTGAGTTGGATGAGATCCACCTTTCCATCCACTCCCCCGGCGGCGATGTGCTGGACGGGTGGGCGATCTACAACTCACTTAAGAACTCCAAAGCAAAGATCACGGCGCGGGTTGAAGGTTTAGCGGCGTCAATGGCTTCCGTTATCCTTATGGCCGCTGACACGGTGGAGATCCCCGAGAACGCCTACGTGATGATCCATAACCCTTGGGGGCTTGCCGTTGGTGACGCTGAAGAAATGCGCGATACCGCTGACCTGCTCGACAAACTCGGCAACGGGCTAGTGAATGCCTATGCATCCCGCACGGGCAACAGCGAAAAAGATATTCGCGAAATGATGGACGCTGAAACATGGATGGACGGCAAGGAAGCAGTTGAGCGCGGATTCGCTGACAAGCTACTTGATGGCGTGGCGCTTTCCGCCCGTGCTTTTGACAATCGAAAATTTAAGATGACTCCACAGTCCCTCCAAGCTAATTCCGAAACCCCTCAAGAGGTCGCTCCCGATGAGGAAACACCAACTCCCGCGCCCGTCGAGGAAACTCCGGTTGAAGTGGTCGAGGAAGTGCCAGTGACGGAACCCCAAGCAAAGTCGCTCCTGTCACGCCTTACTGCCCTTTTTGGTGGTGAGACTGACGAAACGCTGAAAGCTGCTCTCACGGTCAAGGATGGCGAAATCCTCGCTGCCAAGACCGAGATCGACGCGCTCAAAGCCAAAGTGACCGAGCTGGAACTCAAGGCCAAAGCCTACGACGAAGCTACGACGGAAATCGCACGGCTGGAAGCTGAGAAGCAAACGGCAGAAACCAAGGCAGCGGCTCAAGTTGCGGCTCTCGGTTTCACTCCAGAATCTGAAGGGAGTCTGCCTGACGCTGAAACAGACAAGGGAGACATCCTCGCTCAGTTTAACGCAATCACTGACCCCGTTGAATCCTCGAAATTCTACAAAGAGCATCAAGCGGCACTCATCGCCGCCCAACGCTCAAACCGCAAATAATCCACCTCCTCAAATCTCATGGCTACAATCTTCAATGACAAACTCTTCGGTCAACGCGCTTTCCAACAGCTCGTTGAAATCCTGACTCCCCTTAACGCCTTCTCCACTGACATCTCCTCCGAGATTCGCGGTCAAGGTGATGCAATCATCGTTCCGTTGTTCGGCAACACGACCACCACCACGTTCACTCAGTCCACGACTGTGTATGAGCAAAGCGGCGGTCTGATTTCCGCCATCACGGTGACCCTCGACAAGCGCAAGATCACCCCGATTGACCTTACGCTTCAACAGTTGGCAGAGTCCAGCAACGCCGCCCGCTTCGACCAATACGCCGACCAACTCGGCAAGTCGATGTCCCAGGCTGTGCTGACTGACATCTGGAGCTTGATCACCACCACGAACTTCGGTTCTGCGGTCATCACCACGGCATCCGCCAACTATGACCGGACTGAGTTGATTCAAGCTCGGCAAGCTTTGATTGCGGCTGGCGTGCGCGGCAACAAGTCGTTCGTCGGCAACCTCAACATTGAGTCTGCGCTTTTGGGTGACGACAAAATCACTCTGGCCTTGAATCGCGGTGACAACCTCGCAATCAAGGAGGGCAACCTTGGTCGCTTGCTTGGCATGGACATCTACTCGAGCGATATCCTACCCTCGAACTCCATCTCGCTCGTTGGCTTCGCTTGCGGCCAAGACGCAATCGCGGTGGCAATGCGGAACCTGGGTGATTACCTCCCTGCTGGCGACTACGAGGCCGTTGAGCAGTTCGTGGACAACGAAACGGGCATCAGCGCACTGTACACACGTCATTGGTCCCGCGCCCAAGGCAAATATTTCATCAATCTGAGCTGCCTCTACGGCTACGCCACGGCGGTCACTGGAGCGCTGAAAGTGTTCACCACCCCAACGACCTAATCACGGTCAACTCAACAAAAGCGCGGTCCTTGAAAGGGGGCCGCGCTTTTTTATTTGCCATTTTGAGTGAGTGGTGTTAAGAACTCCTTGTTAGTGGGCAATTGGATCGGGGCGGCTCTAGCTTTTCGGTGTTTCTCTAGAGCCGCCCTTTTCCGCAACCGAACGATTTATGAACTACAAACGCAAGTTGAGTCTGGCCGTAATCTACGGCAACGTCGAAAACATCATGGAGCGGTTTCTCCGCTCGTTCGCGCCTCTGGTCGATGAGGTGATTTTGGTTCGGGCGATTGGCCGAAGCATTCCAGACGAAAGTTGGACTGTTGCAAAATCTACGCTCAGTGAACTCAGCAAGCTACACGGCATGACTGAGTATCGAAACGCCAACAGCAACAAATGGCCGCACGTTGACAACTTCGCCGCCGCCCGCCAAACGGCTTTTGATCTAGCTTCAAACGAATGGGTGATGTGGGCAGACACCGACGACATTCTCGACCCCGCATTCATCCCAACTATTCGCCGCGCTCTTGACGGTCTTGAAGATGGATTTACAGGCATCCAATTCCCCTACGAAGTGCCTGAAGATGCGCTTACCGTGATGAGGGAACGCATCGTTCGCAAAGATGCGTGGAAATGGCAAAGCCCAATCCATGAGTGCCTAATGCCAACGATTGAGAACGCCTCAATCGGCACGCTCAACAGCGTCAAGATTGTCCATGCGCCCATCTCTCACCGTGCTCCAAATAATGAGCGCAACATGAGGATTCTGGAGTCGATACCCGAAGCGGAACGCACCATCTCGCAGCGATTCCACTTCATGCAAACTCTCGACCTTGTGGGGCGGCATGACGAGGCGATGAACGAGGCCGCGAAGCTGGCGCAAGACCCTAAGACGCCCAAGGTGGAGAAGTATCAAATTTACTGTTTTCTTGCCAAGGGAGCGAGCGAGCCGCTTCGATCTCAGTTCTACCTCCAAGCCGTAGCCACCGACCCCTCACGCCGCGAAGCCTACGCCGAACTGTGCAAGGGCGCATTTGCCCGCCAAGAGCCAGAAGAGATGCTGGCGTGGGCGCGTTGCCTCAAAGCTCAACCAAAGCCGCATGAGTGGCCGTGGAACGCTCGCAGAACGCTATGGGGACGGGAAGGTGTGGAAGCTCACGCGATGGCTCTACGCGCAAACCTCGACCTTGCCGGGGCGGACACATTGGAGCTGAACCACTTCAAAGCAAGCGGCGCAAAGATCAGCTTACTCCACGCCACAAGGGGCCGATTCCAACAAGCCGCCGCTGCTCGCCGCAAGTGGCTGGAGAAGGCCGCGAATCAAGACGCAATCGAACACATTTTCGCCATCGACGAGGACGACGATGAAAGTGTTCAATATCTCACCTTGTGGCGGCACGTTATCGTCATAGGAACAGGCGGGCCGGTTCGCGCATGGAACAAAGCGGCGGAACGCTCGCACGGTGAAATCCTCATCCAACTCTCCGACGATTGGGAGCCGCCGATGCATTGGGACAAGCTGATACTGGAGCGGATTGGCGACACTTCAAAACCCGCCGTGTTGCAAGTCTCGGACGGTCACCGCACCGATGACCTGATGTGCATGGCAATCTTGACCCGCGCCCGGTATCTCGATCAGAAATGCCTGTTCCATCCTGACTTCTTCTCGATGTATTCGGACAACTGGTTCAGCGAATGTGCTCACCGTGACGGCGTGGTGATTGATGCTTGGGATTTAGTGTTTGAGCATTTGCATCCCGTCCACGGCAAGGCTGAAATGGATGCGGTCTATGCTCGCAGCAATGCGGCGGCAAACTACAAGGCTGGAGAGCGGCATTACGGGCGACTCCAAGACGGCGCGATTACATCATGGGATGTTGAAGGCTGGTGCGACTTCCGCGACCTTTACACAGCCATCGCAAAGGCACTGCCAAACGGCGCAACCGTGGCAGAGGTCGGAGTCTGGAAAGGCCAAAGTGTAATCCACCTCGCCCAACGAATGCAAGACATGGGCAAGCGGTGCATGATTCACGCAATCGACACTTTCCAGGGCGACGACGATACAGGCAAAGAATCAACGCTTGATCAGTTTACGGAAAACATCGAACGCGCTGGAGTTGGCGGCATCGTTTACCCGCTGCCAGATCAATCAATCATAGCCACGACTCGCTTTGAGGCTGGCGAGTTGGACATGGTATTTATCGACGGCGCGCATGACTATGACTCGGTTTATTCTGACCTGACGGCGTGGTGGCCGAGGGTTAAGGATGGCGGTATCCTAGCGGGCCACGACATCGACTCGCCCGATGTGCAAAGGGCGCTGGAAGATGCGGGTATTGAATATCACGTTGTCGGGCGGTGCTGGGTGAGGAAGAATCAAACGAACGAATAACATGACCCCAAAACTCTCTATCCTCACCCCCGCCATCTGGCGCAGAATCGACAAGACGCGTGAGCTTGCGGAACTCATCGCGCCCCATCCTCAAGTCGAACACGTTGTTATTCTTGACAACATGACCCGCTCAGTCGGACTTAAGCGGCAAGCTTGCTTGGATTCTGCGCTGGGTGAATACGTGATGTTTGTGGACGATGATGATGGCATTTAC